GCCAAACTTATATATATTATTACATTATGTACAGTCTGACAGATTCAATAAATTGAGCTCACTATTAAAAATTCCTTCGGTCTGACAAGGTCAAACCGAACTAAAAAACTAGTAAGTTTGAACCTGTCAACGATATCAGCATAATAACTGGTACCGTGTCCCCGGCTCTAGGGACGTAATGGAGGGACTGTTTCGTACCAAAACTTGGGTGGACCCAAGTAATGGAACAAGGTGAAATCTTCCGCTGCTGCGTACATAGTCACAGCATTAAAATACTCGATTGCGGGAGTTTTCCTCATTGTGGTGTAAACCTTATAACATGGCATGTTAAAAGGCCCGGCTCCACCAAAGCCAGGATTTTGCCTACATGGCGTAAAGCGATATTCTGAGTAATATGGAACTTCAAAACTCACAACACCATTCACAGATAAATCTTGAATTACGGCACCCTCCGTGCCGGTAGAATCATCTGAGAATATGTTACGTTGCCTAGGATCTCCTCCGAGAGTATCATATTGATCTTCAGGTATACAACCTCCAGATCGTGCAGCAAGTACAGAAGTATCTGATTTACAACAGCCATTACCGCTCATATCAATCAACACTCGAACACCTCCTCGCCAACCAACGAAGGCTGAGGAAAGATATCTAATAAGAGACGTGTGCCCATAGACATATTTTGAAATGCCATCCAAAGCAAACGCATCATTAAGCGATGGTGTAAATGGAGTGTACGCACCTGGGAAAAAAGGCATGGCCGGACGTTGAATACGGCGTCCTGTTATCTCGGCTGCAGATTCGATGCGAATGTTCTCGTGTTTGGTGTAACGCTTTAACAATTGTCGAAAACTCCTGTTGCATTCACCGAAATGAACATGATTAGTTGCGTCTACTAAACTAGTAGTAGCACCAACTGTCAGGTCCGCTGATTGAGGAACAACAGTGTCTGCACCTGCTGGATTGGTTGTAGCAACCGCAGTAGGAGTATAGAGTATGGTAGACCTCTTAGTTGGCGGAGTACGATTATCGGTAAGCGAACTTGTGATCAACGGAGTTGATCGCAATGGGTTTGCTTGATCCGACGCACGCAATCGATTGATAACATCACCAGTTGGCATAGCCAATTCGAAATCATCTCCTGCTGACACCCAGACTAGGATTGTTACATCATTATTTATCGTGGTATCAGGAGAAACTAACTTGTTGGCGACGCGTACAGAAACAGTCCCATTCGCATAATCATCTATCCTACTATCATAAAACAAGGGAGATGTGTCGAATAGGTTATCGTCGGTGTTAAGGGGATCACCCATATCTCTATAAGTGGTTGCTTGCCCCCATCCTACCGTGAAATCAAATTCGGTTTTCTCCGCTAAATCCACGATCATAGTATACGCTGTATTGTACTCGCCTAACAAATCACCATACGGTCGAGTTGCAGTAGGATCATATGTGATGGAAAGACGACCCTTATGAAACTTAGATGCCAACACCTTGAAATGAAACTTTATGGACCCTCGCCACTTCTTGAATGGTAACGAAGCGAAACCCATAGCTGTATAAGAAACACTCTTATCAGCATTGTCTCTATAAAGCAACGGCGTGACTATTGAGTTCCACAGCAACACTTCCTCATTGGTGATAGCTGGCCACTGAAATTGTCCATAGTACGACGGGCGTGTAGCTATAGATAGGATATCGAGTTCATCTTGACCAGACAAACCTACGGTCCTAGAATCTATAGTTAGTTCTTGCTTCGCGTCAACAGATAACTTAGCGGTATCATCGGGCATATTCGTGACCGCAATCGAACCTTTTGTAATTGGCCGATATTGTGACGAGTCCAAGAGCACTGGCCTACTGTAACCAAAAACAGAAGCTATAGCTGCTACAGCCTTTGCTCCAATTTCCGTTGCACGGGCATAAGGGCCAATCCACGGAGCTGTAGTTAGACGTGCTGCCATGTTGGCCACAATACCAGCGGGCTTCGAAATAGGCCCCGCACCAGTAGAATACTCATCTGATTGGGGGATGATATCTTCAGCATTGATATGAGTCGGGACTCCAAGCTTAACATTGGTAGCCCAAACATAAACAGCAATATCTATATCCGCATTGGCACCACTGGAATGTTTCAAAGGGGTAAAACTCTCGATAAAACAATATCCCATATCTTTCCAATCACCTTTAGTGATATCCATAGCATTCTTATAGTAAAAGAATGGCAATGTCATCTCACCTCCTTGTGATGTGGTTGGATTTAAGTATATCATTGGTCTCTGAGAAGTTAATACTCTGTATGAATCATCTGCATCGAAAGTAGACATGGTATCGGTAACAGCCAGGGGTATGTAGTTCATCATGGCACCACCATAGTGGAAAGGAGTTCCATTCAACAGCACTTTCACATGCAAATTGCATTGCAACAATTTGTAATTAGAAATACGATTGATCACTCTTTTATTGCCAAAGAATTCCTGCCATGGGTTAAAACCAGAAAACAAATCCAAAGACGATGGCCAACGCACGTCCAAGATCTTCACAGGACGAGACATAAAATTGGATAGCGATGAATCTTCCATCATCGGTGCTTCCATTAAGACTGTAGTTGGGGACTCCTCTCCAACTTGATCTCCTGCATCAGCATCCATAAATGTCACAGTCTGTGTTTTTTCCATGGTTTCAACTCCGACCTCATCAGCCTGAGGACGGATCGTGTCATCCAACACTAACGTTTTAAGGGGAAACGCTAAACCACAAAAATCAAAATCAATCTCTTCTTGTTGTGTAATTCATTATTTACAAACCAACGGTGAATTAAACGTTGGCAGTTTTGTGTTTGGAGTGTGCTAGCGAAACACTCCCCTAAATAGAGGTAAACATTACGTTTGCTATATACATGAAAGCCTAAAATTACAAATAAAACACATATAATATACAATTTTGGTATCCAGACATGTATCGACTTATTAGCTTAGTGTGCGCAGTCAAAGCACAGAGGGATAAATAATTTTCCAATTTTATTCGTACTTCTCCTTCCAGAGTTGTACTCGTTCGTCGAACGTGCATTCCACCGCTGGAACTGGCAGTTCGACAATGTCGCACACTTCAAGCATCTTCTGACGTCGAGCATCATAGATCTCTTTTCCGTGTGCGAACCACTCATGCATGGCACATTCAATGACACTTCTCGCTACTTCACGAGGATGAGCTTCCTTAGATTTGAGATTAGCATGCAAAGACTTGAAAATGGAATCTTCTGTCAATGCACCTATCTCGCATCCAAGTTCATCAACATAACTACTGCGCCTCTTCAAAAAGTCTGCGGAGCCAGCTTCGATGAATTCAGCTCCCTCCGTCTTCTTATCGGGATGCGTAATTTTCATGCCGTGTTTCTCCAAGAAGTGTTTATAGGTTAAAAAATTGAAGTCTTCATAACCTGTTTTAACACTTCCTATAAAGTCATCGCCGTATGTCATAGCAGCGATACACGCACGAAAATCCTCATCCGGAAAGAGAGAAAAGAAACCCATTCTGACGTACAAACTCCCAACAATACTATTAACAAAAACGGTAAGAGAGTTGCCAGAAGTGTTCATATTAAATGTTTGAAGCAAAGTGCCATTATAGTCCAGCAAAGGATGCACAATGTCGTAAACCATCATACGCATGACTTTCAAATCTTCTTCTGCATAACCATGAGCTGCACCCAATTCAATCAAAGATAAATAGGCTGCAATGGTCATTTGGGAAGACATTTTCAAATCATACTTAGAATAGTCCCAGCCGAGAATGTTTTTCCCACTCTTGCTGTACTTCATAGCATGTTTCATCAATTCTTGCCACTCAGGTCCAAAAGCATTCACACCAACAGCACATTCTGCCTCCAAGGAATTCATTCCTAAGAAGCGTGCCAATTTCAAAAAGTACTTCCGCATTAGCAATGTAAGAACAATTGGTGATCCTTGAAAAACCCTAACTGATTCTTTGGTGTAGGCCGTCGGTTCATCCTTAAGACTACTAGACCAAATCACGTTAGCTCGTTTGCCTCGACGGTAGCAATCAGTCACTCTATCAAGCTCTTCTACAATCAATGGGTGAGGTATACGATCTGTTAAGACACCTTTATCATCAAAAATGTCTGTAAAATAATCCCTTTTCTTCCTGTAAACAGGATGGCACATACTTGTAGCCATATTCATAGGATCAACAAATCGTTCACCTGGTATACCCATTATTGCTTCTTTCATGGTCAGTACTCGTGTATCAGGCACTGTACCAACAAGCTCTAACAAAGGTTTTAACCAATCTTGACGACATTTCTCGACAAGATCCGGATAGAACGTATCACTAGGTGACATGAAATGGTGTAAAGCTGCATTAAATGGCTTCCAATTTGGCATCAATTTGGGTGGACCCCATTGAGATTCAACACCAAACACATCAGCGACAGTATCTGATAAAACGCTCTTTACCACGCTAGACTTTTGAGTGGCTCGCAAAGGAGTAGAAGCTATAGGAACAACAGATGCATCAATAGGCAAACGCGAAGCTTCTGCGTGCGGATGCACTGGACCACTAATCACGGTCTTACCCATAATCTGTTCTGGTATCTCTGATGATTCAGCACCAACAAAATTACCAGGTATAGCTTCCAGCATGTGCATCCACCTCTCATGTGCTTCAAGAGTTACAGTTTGCATCACACCCTTACGTTGTTCACTACCACCGATATGAAAACCAACAATAGTTGGGTTTTTTCCATCATGTAAAACAGGTCCCATACAAGCTCCGACAACTGCCAAAGCTGAAACATATTCTCCACCATAAAATTCAGCACTGCTATGCTTCGTTTGTTTGTAATTAATACTGATGGCATCTTCATCGAGACCATCAGACTTACGAACTACGAGAACAGCATTCGCTGAACCTTTTGGCAAAGACGTAGGCAACCAATCAGTTACTGTTGAAAAATCGGGGCTCTTCGACACATTTACTACAACTAGATCAAGTTCCGTAAAAACGCACATCGACGCAGCTATTTTCTGTTCAAATCTACCACCGACTCCAGTGCCACGATCTATCTTCACATCAATATGTTCACACATTGTGTTTCTCAAATCAGAACCAGGATAGAAGACATGCTTTGGTATCCACATGACTCCTTTACGCGGAAAGAATGCATTACATCGAGTTTTGGTTCCATCGTCACGTGTCACATCTATCATAGTGACATTACGACCTAATTTTTGGATCAATTGTTTTGTGGTGGCATGTGCACTTTTCTTCTGGGTATTAACTTGCATACCCATACCGGTGAAATAGCCAAACCAACCTGGTTTATCATCATCATTCAAACCATTTGGTTCTACACAACTCTGTAGATACATTCTCATAGCTTTGAGGCTCAAAATAACAGCTGCCAAAGCTGCTGCTCCTTTCTTGACCTTGGAACTACTCTCAGGCACGATCGTGGTGCGAATCAAATCCTTTCGTTGCACAAATTCTGTATGCAGCGAACGCACACGCGCCAAATAATGACCATGCATGATAAACAATGAGCAATAAGTTCCAGCACAGGCCAAAACTGCCCAATCCTTACGATCTTTGTAGATAGCAGTGCCTACTCCAAGTAAACCCGTTGCCATGAAACCACGAGACCAGTGTCTAAAGTCATACCAGACTACACTCTTTTCCCATTTGTTTACGACGTACTTGAAACCCCAAGTATTAAACATCCAACTTGGAGTGATTGCCATAACAAAGGGCACAGTAGTATTCATCGCAACTTGAGATATCTCATGAGACAATTTGCGAGTGGTCAAACTTCGTATAGGACTCCATCCAAACCACCATTTGAGGGAATTATATGGCCCCATCATGCCATTGAAGTAGGATTTAAACGAATTCGTCACTACTTCTTTCGCCATATCCGCAAATAAGTTCTCACTATGCGGAACAACTGGCTCTGGTTCTTCTAAGCTTTCCTTCTCCAAGCTATCACCTGTACCAAAAACTTCACAATCACACATGTCACAATTCAAGCAACAATTAATGCAGACCGCTTCTACATCATATGCTTTGGCCCTAGCCATCACATCATACTGGCTAGCCTTGTGCTTACGTGCGATCTCTATCATAGCTCGTAGATACGTCTTAAGATCCAAATTCTCACATTTGACCTGTTTTCCATCTAACTCAACAACCTTAGTTCGAAAATCATGTCCGACTCGAACATCGGTTAAACGTTTGACAACACTTTCTTGGATTGTCAACTGCCACACATCGTGTGTAAGTTTTGCGTTTTTAAGGTCTTCATGCGCGTTGTCTAAAGCTAAGCTCCCTTCCTTACGATATTCAGGCTTCACTTCCACACGAGTATGTACAAGGCGTGAAAGAGAAGCTTCGGGGATATCAGTGTAGTAATTCACCGAATAATCGTTGTGGTTGGATGTAATAACACCGACTTTGAAATCGATGTACACCAAACCTTTGGACTGAATCTCAGCTTTGACAGCCTGGGCCGCCATGTTGTTGAAAAATTTGATAATAATATCGGTAGGACTAGTTATCACAAACTGTGCCTTTCCATTACCAAGATCATCCAAAAACACTCCCAAGATATCTGAGGTATAGGTAGAATCATACTTATCGAACATATCTTTCGTAATTATTCGATCAGTATCATATTCAAAATCCATAGCTAGCAAGCAAGTCTTCATCACTATCTTTGCTAGCGTGGACTTTCCCACACCAGACGCGCCGGTCAAACCGACACCTAAAGGACGAAACCGAATGGCGGTGTTGCGCCGTTTCGATATAATTCGTTCCTTATAATTCAACAAATTAGCCAATCTCTCTGTAAGCCAAATATTGAGTGAAGCATTTGCTTTCGTCTTTCGCAAATGCGCCGCAACTTCAATACAATTATCAACCTTCTTTTCAAAAGAACCAAGCTCATCTGAATTTCCATTCAAAATGTAATCAGCCTTGGTTAAACAAAAGAGATAGTCATTGTCGAAGTCCTGCAAGCGGTTGTCGCTAAAAAACAAACAATCATAGCTGCCGGTAGTGAAAATCTTATAACCGACAGTAGACGTCCATTCAAAAACGTCAACCAAAGCATCAATTAATGAAACAGCGCTCAACTGTTCTTCGATGCAAGGGAGTGTAAACATTTTGAATTTGTTAAACTCCCATTCAACACCATTGATCTTACATACTGACAATGATAAAACAGCAGAAATTAAATAACCGACTTTTGCGAAGATAGTGTTAGTCTTCAACAAAGTCCACTTCTGTTTGATATCCGCAGCGGTCCAACCGTGCGGTTCAACAGATTCTTCAATTTCTATTTTTTCAAAACCATCGCATACAACTTTGCAAATGCTTTGGTTGAAATGTCCTTTCATATACGCTAAAAGCGCAACAATTAGATCAAGTGTTGACTCTGATCGAATGGTCTGATACATCAAGATGCACAGACCTTCAATAACGGATACGATCTCGTCAGAACCGTCAATTTTGTGCACCGTACTAAAAGTGTTTATAACACTAGCAATTTCCTCCTCGGATCCTGCTAGCGGATTAACACCTCGGGCATGGGGCACGATTTGATCATTTTCATCTGTCAAAGGACAGACGCATCTAATGCCCAATGTACTACATTGGCCACAATAATCTGGATGAAATGGACACACAAATGTGCAAATGTGACCTGGTGCCAAATGTAAACATCGGCAATAGGTGGAATTACATGTTTCACATCTAGGTGCATTAAACTGGCAGAAGTTGCACCAACCGTGATATCCATATTGAGCGTCGTACCGATCACATTCACAATGTTCCATCAGATAATTGCAATGTAAGCAATAAATTTGGGTATCTGCGGAAACAACAGAGGATCCTTCTGTGGTAGAAGATTCTGTTGATTCCACAGTTTCCAAATCATCTTCAGATTCACTGGAATGGGGTATAACAATTTGCGTGCTAGAAGCACGACTTGGTTTCTCGTAACCCTGTAACGCTTGGGGTGCGTCGTTCATCTTCAAAAACATGAAATGAACGAAGGTGAGGTTGCCCTTCACGGGGGGTTCTGTTAGTTTGCTTCTAACATAGAAGGTTCGGTCGATCATGTTCATACTGATGAGCGGAGAGCTGCTATCAGTTCGTTGATGGGGGATTAGCCCAGTCAACATGGCTAGGAATCGATTTTATGGAACTTCACTCGTTGCGGTGTGAGGTATATTCCAAAGGACGATTGATCTCCTGAATAAATAACCGCTTGTTCTTATAATAAGATAATGGTGCGAACTTCTTAAATGAACCATTAAATCCCAGGATTATGTCCTGGGTCGTAAATCTGATTTATGAGTAAATCTGCCAAGGCAAAGCCTTGTTGGTAATTAGCCAATTAGTAATAAAACTGAACCACGACAATGTGGTTCCTAAAAACAAAGATGATATACTGTTCCTCAATTTATTGAATAAATTGAGACACGGATTCTACATACTACACTATGTAATACCGTTGTTGAAATCTAATAATTAAATTAGGTGCTATGTATATCAAGCACTATCGACATAAAATGTCTGCGTTTGTTGGGTCATTTTTACCTGTTAAGGAGGTGCGACTGACACCCGAAAATATCTAATTTATGTTGAATACTAAAAGCAAGTCTCGACGACTATAAACTCTAGCATTAACACAATTAAATGCCTACTGACTGCAAGTCCCGAAAGGGACTTGCAGC